GCGGTGCCGGGCAGTCGCTTGGCGTGTGCGCGCTTTCTTCGCATTTGTTCGCTGCTCTGCTAAATGATGATACTGCGCTTAACTTTCTTGCCGCCATGCCATCGAAGCCAGGCCAAGATTTCAGCCAAATTAACAAGGTTTCCGCTGGGCATCCTGCCGTATGGGGCGACCCTTTGCCAAACCATGAAATTCAATATTTGGGATCAATGCAGGCGCGAGGTTGCTTTGCGACATCAAATATTGCCTGTAACAACAACGGGAAAAAGGTTGCGAGAGATCCTTATGGTTACATCGATGGGCCACCAGCAGGATCGGGCAAGGCTTATATGGTTGTTACTGGTGGACAGTACCGGGCGATCGCGGGCGCAATGATGGCGATTCCAAGGTTTTGCACTGCGTATAACAAGCCTGAAATTATCGAGTATGCGAATCGAATTAGCGTGCATGGCGCGTTGGCGCTTCCCGATCCAGTGGCGCCACCAGACGCAAGAGAGCCGACATCATGCAACGCTCTAAACAATCCGCTTGACTGTAATCATTACAGCTTGGGCGATGAGGTGCTCGATATCACATGGGGACCGGACCCCTACAACCCTGGCCAATACATTCAAAACAACTCGGTATGCACAAATACAGGCACTGAATTGCAGTGTGTGTCAAATTGCGCGGCCAGTCAAAACGGCAGATTCCCAAGTCTAGACGGAAACCCGATAAACTACACTCGCACAAGCCCGCAATGGGAAACAAACTTCAATGCTCTATTAGCATCTAATACGTGTAATTGATACAATGTAGAAATGGCATTACCAAGCGGATCAGATTATCTATTATGTACGGTCGCTAATCCCGATTTCGCGGTTAGTGACCCGCATCTATACATCGTAGTTGACAGCTCCAGCACGGATTTTTGGACGGCTGCTGATTCAACAGATGGCACAAGATGCCGAGCAGCTAAAGCAGACGGCACAGAGCTGGGATTACATGCTTTAGTTTGGGATACCACGGCAGATTTAGCGGTTTTTAGAATTTCATGGTCGGGCACTCTCGCAGGAAGCGGAACACAGCAGATACGACTTTATCCAGCATTAACCACTAATACCGCATACGCAGCAACAGACACATTTGGGCGCCATGCCGTTTATCGTTCTGGCGTCCAGGTCTATTTCAATTTCGAAGATGATTTAACGACAGATGGCACAGGAAACAATTCCGATGTCGATGTCGATACCGGCACGATTGCATTTCAGACTGATACTCAATTCGCTAAAGTAAGAAATTATGCTAATGCCGCTTATAGTGAGTTTGACACCCCTTCGATAGCAGCAAATAGCCCTCTCTGTGTAATGGGGTGGGGAACACCCGACACAGCCGCCAGCACCACTTACGCAGGTACGAGAACAACAAGTGAAATCGTGATGAGGCGCGATGGCGGCAATCTTGAGTGGATTGTTAATTCACTTGGCACGCCGGATAGAATCTCAGGATCGACAACGATAACAACCGGTACGCGATATCACTTTGCTGGTATTTACCGAGGCGCTAAAGGCACGGCAAGCGGTGCGACAACCGACGCGGCAGGCTATTCAATCGGCGATACTGTGATAACATTAGCCTCGGCAGGTACAGGTACTATTGTTGTCGGTGATCACATTACATTTGCCGGTGATGCCGTCAGATACCCAATCGCTTCAGGTGATGCCGATGTCAGCAATGGCGGAACAATAACACTCGTTGCCCCGGGCCTAAAATCGGCAATAGCCGCCTCCACAACCGCAATAACGGTGCTTGGTAACTTGTCTTGTTATGTAGATGGCGACCCCGACGGCACGACGACAAGCGGCGATAACACATACCCGAGCGTAAGCGCGTGGAATCTTGCAAACTTTCAGGCACCTTCTACTAGCCGGGATTGGGAAGGTGACATAGCACACTTTTTCATATTCGACGAAGCCCCGATAGAGGCTGAGGTTAAACTCGAATATGACATGACCACAGATAGTGCCACTTTTTGGGGTACTTTGGTTTGGCAGGGTGGCGCTGGTTCATCGTTAGTTGCAGACTCGATATCTAGAGCATATTCAGTATCAAGTATAGATTTCACTCAGTCATTTAGCGTAGATGCTGTCACTAGGTCTCGCGCCATTTCAGATGTCATTTTTTCGCAGTCTATATCTGCAGAGTCGGTGAATAGATCCAGGCCATTATCTGATATTGGTTTCAATGTTGGTTTTGCATTAGATGCTATAGCGAGAACCCGGTCAGCTCAAGATATCGGCTCTTCTCAGTCGACCCCAATTGACGCCGTGTCTCGATCTCGATCAATTCAAGATTTGACGATTTCTCAGGTATTTGGCTTCGACGCATTAGGCCGAGCAAGGTCTATTTTTGATGTTGAGTTCACAAGTGACTTGGCTCTTGTAGTCGACCCTATTTTGAGGGCTAGAACACTAGCTGATATCATCGTTATCGGATCGTTTGGAGTTGATTCGGTTTCCCGGTCAAGATCGGTGCAAAATGTCGGTTTTTCGCAATCTCTACCGTTTGATCTGTTAGCGAGGAGTAGGGCTTTATCTGATTTGGCGATTAGTCAGGATTTCACGATTGATGCCGTTTCGCGATCACACACTATCGCTGATATCGATTTAATATCGGCCTTATCGATAACCATCGAATCAATATCCAGAATGCGAACTATTAATGACGTTGGCGTGACAATTTCCGGCGAATCTTTAGGTGCGGCGAATCTTGTGGTAGTATCTGGATCAAACCGCCTTGTTACTATTGCAGGGCAAAACCGTCTAGTAGGTGCATAACAATGGCAGCAGGAACATTTTTTAATCAATTTATCGAAGATGTGCACCATGGCGTGCACAATATGAGTTCTGATCAGCTTGTAGTGGCTCTAAGTAGTGTGGCTCCGGTGGCAACAAATACTGTCCTGGCCAACTTGACCGAGATAAGCTATACGAACATGTCAACGCGCAATTTGACGATATCGAGTGAAGGGCAAACATCCGGTGATTACGATATTGTAATTGCTGATTTGGTGCTCACAATGACAGGCAGCGCGTCACCAGCATTCCGCTATGTGTCGATTTACAATGACACTCCCACAAGCCCAGCAGATCCGCTTGTGGCGTTTTATGATCGCGGCAGCTCCTCAGCTATTCCAGATGGCGAAAGCTTAACACTCGACTTCCCTGCTTTGGCATGGTACAGCGACGACGCCGCATAACATGGCAGTAACAAGCCACGACGGCACCGAGATTGCCGAAATAAGCGAAAGGATGAGCCCGCTGGATAGCGAAATATTCTACGTGTCATGGGGTTCAAAGTTTGAGTCTGATGAGACTATGGCGAGTAGCTCATGGATACTACCTGCCGATTGGACGGAGGAGTCAACGGCTGACGATGCCACGGTGACCGTCGACGGAACTGCATACGAGCATACAAATAGAATCACTCTTAGCACGACAAAGACTCGCGGGAAATATCCTATCATCAATGAAGTGGTAACAAGCAAGAGAACCCTAAGGCGGGGCTTCCTGGTACAACTAGACGCATGTTTATAGTCCGCTAGTGGCGGATTTAATTCACTAAAGGCGGGGCCGGAAAGTGAGCGAAACAACAGGCAAGCCGAACGGCAGGCCACCAATCTACACGCCGGATTTAGCGATTCAGGCCGAAAGGCTGTGCAGAGATCTAGGCGCCACCAATGTCGATTTGGCAAAATTCTTTGGCGTTACAGAAAGAACCATATATCAATGGCAAACAGATCATTTAGAGTTTTCACATGCTTTAAAGGCCAAAAAGGTATCGAACGAACGTGTTGAGCGAGCATTGTATGAGAGAGCGATTGGTTACTCGGCTCCAGACACGAAAATATTGGCAAATCCTCAAGATCCAGAAAATCCTATAATTGTTGATACTGTTAAGCACTATGCGCCGGAAACTGCCGCTTGTGTGGTATGGCTGGCAAACAGAGATCCAGACAACTGGAGGCGAGACCCAGGCGCCACAGAGGCGGCAGATTCGGTTGCGGAATCCCTATCTGAATTGGCCAAAAGGCTCCCCGATTGAATCCCCAAAGAGAAAGAGAGTTCAATCGATGGTACGAGCTGAAGCCTTTGCAGGTCCAACTTGATTTGGTTGCGGCGGTAAGCAATGGTATTAGGTTTCCAGTTGTCCCCGCAGGAAGGCGATCAGGAAAGACAGAGAGGGCAAAGCGATTTCTCAGTAAGGAGGCAATGAAAAACCCGAATGAACTATATTTCGCCGCTGCACCCACTAGAGATCAAGCTAAAAAAATATGGTGGGATGACTTAAAGAGGATGTGTTTCAGTAGCACGCACTCAAAGTCTCCTAGTGAATCCAATCTAATCATTTACATGCCCAACGGTACAGAGATTCACGTTATAGGTCTCGATAAGCCACAGAGGATCGAGGGCGTGCCGTGGACAGGTGGTGTCATCGATGAGATTGCAGACGTAAAGGGTGAGGCTTGGGAGGCAAACATACTACCGGCATTGAATACTGTTGACCCTAGAAGACCAGACTACCGAGCATGGTGCTGGCTAATTGGCGTTCCTGACGGCTTGAATCACTATTACGATATGGCCATGTATGCGGAGTCGGCAAACGATCCTGATTGGGCGCTATTCCACTGGAAAAGCTCTGAGATATTGCCGCAAGATGTCATCGATATGGCTAGGCGCACCATGTCAAAAAAGCAATTCAAACAGGAGTTTGAAGCCAGCTTTGAGACGGCCACCGGTAAAATATATGAGGACTACGGCAAGCATAACCACACTGATGAGATAATACTCCCGCATGAAAAGCTGATATGGAGTCATGACCAGAACTACACGCCGTTAAGCAGTTGCATAGGCGCAATACGCGGCAGTGATTTATACTTAATGGATGAAATCATTCTGGAGAGCGCGATATCAAAGCAATCGGCGATAGAGTTCGTGGAAAAGTACAGAGATCACAAAAATAAGAGTGTGGATATTTACGGAGACCCGGCAGGCAAGGCGGGGGAGAAGCATGGCCACGCTTCTGACTATACCGATATTGAAGGCGTATTGAGATCTAATGGCTGGAAGTTTGAGCGCAAAGTAAAAAAGGCGCACCCATCGATTAAAGATAGGCAGAATGGAGTAAGGGCTAAGTTACTAACAGCGGATGACAAATCGAGCTTATTTGTTAATCCAGCCAGAGCGAAATGGTGTGACAAAGGATTGGCCACAGTGCAGCTAAAAAAAGGCTCTTCATTCCAGGAAGATGACAAGAACCAATATCAACACATTACAACGGCAATCGGTTATTTAGTAGACTATGAATGGCCATACGAAGATATTATTGCAAACATACCGATTAGGTTCTCAATATGAGCGTAGAAGATCAGCACGAAGAGTACAAGGCACACATTGAAGAGTGGAAAATGGTCCGCGCCGCTACATCTGGGCAAAACGCCCTAAAGAGATTGGGCACCCAAGTCATTCCGGCACCAGGGCAAAGTGACAGGGGCGTGTACGATGAGCATCGATACGCAAGATATTTGCATAGGGCCGTTTATACAAATTACACCGGGCGAACCGTGTCTGGCCACAGGGGTGCGGCGTTTCGTGAAAAAGCGCAGATCGAGCTATCTTCAAATCTCGATTATCTGGAAGAAAACTCAGACGGGAACGGACTTTCAATTGAGCAGCTTGCAAAATCGATGTTCTCTGAAATATACCAAGTCAGCAGAATTGGACTGCTTGCTGAATTCCCAAAGGTGGAAAGCGTGCCAACCCTTGAGGAGCAGACAGTAAACGGAATCCAAGCCAATATAAAGCAGTACAAGGCAGAGGACATTATTAATTGGAATACTGTAGTGATAGGAAATCAGTCGCGCTTATCCATGGTTGTGCTGCGCGAGGCATACGATGCCAGTGAAGATGAATTTGCTGTCGAAATGAAAGAGCAGTTTAGGGTTCTGAGGCTTCGAAGCGATGGTTATACTCAGCAAGTCTACAGAGATCAAAAGGAGTTCGACACAGAGGTATACCCCAAGCAATCGAGCGGCGGTAACTTTGATTTTATTCCTTTCTTTTTCACAGGCGCAGAGAGGAACGATGCAAGCGTAGATTATCCGGTGTTAGCTGACATTGCGCACGTAAATATTGCTCACTTCATAAACTCTGCAGATCTTGAAGAGAATGCCCATATTCATGGTCAAATGACGGTCGGCATATCAACCAGCATGAGTAATGAAAAATTCAAAGAGGCAAACCCAAACGGCATAGTTGTGGGCGCCATGGCTGGGCACAACCTCGGCGAGGGCGGCTCTATGCACTCGCTACAAGCAGAGCCCAACCAGCTCTGTGACAAGCTAATGGAGCGCAAGGAACAGCAGATGCAATCCATCGGCGCCAAGATGGTAGAGAAGCGAAACCAGAACGAAACAGCCGCTGCAGCCAAGATTGATGCCGGTGGTGAAAATTCGACTATCTCTGATGTGGTAACCAATATCGAGGAGGCGATCAACGCGGCGGTAAATTGGTGCGGTCTATTCATGGGTGCCAGCACTGAGAGCGAGATCACGCTAAACCGGGACTTTTTCGACCCAATGGTCGACCCGCAATTATTTACGGCTGCAATTCAGCTTAGAAACTTTGGTGACATAGCGCGAGAAGATATTCAGAATTACGCCAGGAAAGCCGGAATC